ATTTGAGTCTGAAGACTTGCTAGAGTATCAAGTACATACTGAGAAGTACCGCCACCATTAGTAATGACTTTGATGCGTTCAGCAATATCAAAAGGAACAACCTCACCAGCGTTAATTTCACTACCGTTATCAAGAACGATAACAAGGCTGCCATCAAAATCAATGCGAGCAGAGGCAACACCAATGCCGTTAGCGCCATCAACTCCATCACGCCCAGGACTACCATCTCTCCCTGTTGCGCCTGTGGCTCCTGCTGGCCCTTGTTTGCCATCCCGTCCATCTTTGCCATCTTTGCCATCCTGACCATTTTGAATAGAGGCAACTTTGCTCTGAATCTCGCCATTCAACTGAGCAAACTTTTGCTCCATGTCTGACTTGATCTTCTTTAAGCCTTGGATGACAAGTTCAGCACCCTTGCCAATAGACTCGCTCTTGGCCTTGGCAATCTTCTCAGCAGCAGACTGTTGCAAAGCGGAAATGATCTCCATCTGCTGTTCAGCAGAAATACCATCAATTCCTAGCTTACGCTCAAGATCAGAAATGTCCATTTAGGTCAATTCCCTAGAAAGACGATTGAGAAATTCATCTTCAACGCTCGACATTTTGCCCTTCTTGTCTGCCATTTGCAATTCAACAATCTTGGATTTGTTCTTAATGTCAGCTTCTTTCAGCATCAATTCAGCAATCTTAACCCGCTTATCAAACTCTTTTGAACCAGCATCATCTTGATTTGGCAGATTCTTGGTCATTGCCGCCATATTCTTGGCTTGTACTTCTTGGGGCATCAACTGAGCCTCAATTGCCAACTTCTGAGCCTCTGCACGATTCTGTTCAGCCTGAGTCGTATTGACAGCAATCTGAGCCTGTGCCGCTTGCAATGCCAACTGTTGTTGCATTTGTTGCATTTGCTCTGCTTGGGGATTGGGCTGACTCATCTTGTCCAACTGATCCATCAGTTCATAACGGTTGGTCAGTGAAGAATTAGCCAAAACACCTTTTAGAATCAACGGCAACACAGGAGTGTTGGGGCCAAGGGTCTGGAGCAAGCCAATAAACATCTGTTGTTCATGCTCACGGGCAATAATGCCCAGAGTAGCAGTAGGAATGAAAGTCATGTCCACAGAGGGGTAACGCTCTGGGTCAAACTGCATATACCTGAAAGCCGCCTTCTGGATGAAGGGAATCAGGAAGTCTTCTTGGAAGTTCACCAGAGTACGCTTGTACTTCTTGATAATGGTGGCAACTGCCATAGACATACCACCTTGGCCCATGTCTCTAGCACCAGCACTGACCATGCCTTGGGAATCCAAAGTTCCAGTAGATTGAAGCAGCATTCGCTCAAAATCTTTGGCAGTTGATAGGTTGTTGCCATCAGTCTGACCAAACTTGAAGGGATAGAGAATCTCTGATGGTGCGCCATTGGTAAGAATGGCTTTTCCAGGCTTGACTTCAAACTTAGCACCACGGGGCAGACGGGTTGCATCCATCGCAATCATGGGGCTGGTAGTCAGCGCCAATGAATCTAAGTGTGAGCGAATCTGAGCATCAATAGCCTTTTGCATATTGAAGGCTTTTTCCACTGTGCCACGACCCAAAAGACGATTGGGAACGGTGTCATCTTGGTATGTCAGAACAGGGCGATCCTTCATCATGTAAGGATTTGCCTCTGCCTTGAGCAACTGCCCATCGTTGGCAATCACAACAATGGCTTCTACCATGTCTGAATAGTCTTCAGCAGTGGAGTTTTCAGGGAATAACTCAACAATCTCTTTGCTTTCTTTGAGATTCTCTAGGTATTCACGGGGAACCAGACCATAGTAGGTCAGCAAAAGTACCTTTTCGTCCTGGTACTGGCTAACTTCTTGGGTTGGCTCTAGATCACTGTCTTCACCAGAAGTGCCAATGTCTACTTTTCGGTAGATTCCACGCTCAATGCCTTCAACAATCTTGTGAATAGAGATGTATTTCTCAATTGCCACCCCCATGCAGTCATCAACTGAGGTTCCATTGGGGTCAAAAAGGAAGTTTTTGGGATTTACAGGTGAAATCTTGACCGAAACCCTGTCTTTTTCCACTACGCCAATGGCAGCTTGGCCCATTTGCCCAGGAATCGGCTGCGTAGAAGGCACAAACTGCTTTTCAGTCTTAACGACAATCTCGCCAATGCCTGTACCGTAGATTTCTGCCATCAACTCAATCTGGTCAATGGATTTACGAATCTTGTCTCGCTTGAAATCCTCCATCAACTGGGCTTTGATGATGCCCACATCGATGGGATTGTTGTTCACATCCCGAATATCGTCTTGAATGTCAAAGAATTCGCCTTGACCAAAGATAGCTTCCATGATTTCAGCATGGCGAGTCTCTACGGCTTGTTGGGTGGCAGGGGTTACGATGCGTGAACGCTCAGACTCACGGGTTTTGTCTTCAGATGCCCACTGACCACGAAAGATTCGCTCGTATTCAAGCCAATCTGGGAGGAAGTTAGTATCTCTGTAGTCACGCCAGCGATTGCAATGGTCAACAACAAAATCAGTCAGTTCTTTGTCAGCCTCAGTAGGCTCATAGAATTGATTTTGCTCTAGCTTTTCTTGCTTATCTGTTGCCATTAAACCCCCGATATGATGTCTACAGGCTCCCACTCATCATCTTCTTCACCCTCAAAGTAAGATGTGACCGCCAGTTGGTCAATATAACTCAAAGCATCGGGTAAGTCATCATGTACGCCATTGGCAGGAAACATCAAGAGTTGATCGGTAAATGTGTCCCAATCTTCTTCAGAGTTCAGCACAATTCGCCCATGCTCAAACCGCCCTTGGAGACTCCAGATAATTCTGTCTGTCTTTTTCCTGTTGCCATGCGTTAGGTCAACTATGTGGGAATATACATTATTTTTCCGCATCAAGTCACTGAGATACGGCAAAACGGCATTTTTAAGCGCCCCACGCTCGATTCCCACCGAAATTGGCCTGTAATCCCGCATCTTCATCAGGATTTTGGCAGCAGTTTCTCGAATATCCCACCGCCCATGATCGATCTCTTTGACAAACCATTTACCATCATCAGTGACTTTGACCACTGCAATGGCACTCTCGTCTAGCCTTTTCTTTGCGTTAGCAGCTTGTTTAGCCACTTCTTCAAATCCTGCCAAGTCGATTGCAATGAAGTAACTACCATACTCAGGTTCCACACCATATTTGATCCAATCTTCTTTAAAAACATCGCTTCCTGCGTTGTCAAAGGACGCTAAATATTCCTGCTTGAAAGCAAAGGATGACAGCGTTTTCTTGGCAGACTCAATCTCAGTTGGGTCTATCAATGGGTTGTCTTGGGTTGTGAAGTGCCAAGACTTCCAATCAGGGTCATTTCCTGACTGACCCAGTTTAAAGATATCGTAGAAGAAGTTGCGACCTTTTGGAGTGCCGATGAATATGGCTCTGCCCTTTTTGTCTGACAAAGAAGCACGAATCACCTGCTCCCAGGCTTCAGGCTTAATGTCCGCAACCTCATCTAGTACCACATAGGTAAGAGACACCCCCCGCAGGGTATCTGGTCTATCAGCACCACGAACATAAATCTTTGCACCATTTATCATGGTTATATCCATGTTGTTGATGTGACTAGATTGGATAACATCTCGTCCAATCTCTAGCAAAACATCCCAAACAATTTGTCGTGCTTGTCCATTTGTAGGGGCTACATACATTACAGCACTGCCAGCAGGACATTGCAATGCCTCAATAATTAGCGTAGTAGCTGCTAATCTAGATTTTCCACACCGCCTACCTGCCGCAATAACCTTGAACCTCGTTTTGTCAGCAAAAACAATTTGTTGCCAAGGCAAGAGTGAGAAGTTGAGGTCAGACATTCTTTGGCTCTATATCTTCAGCATCTACAGTATTTTCGCCAATGGTAACGCCGCCAATGCCAGAGATAGTGATGTTCACAGCAGAACGCTGCTTGCCTTCTTTCTCAAACAGGCTGACAGGCAACATCCTATCCATACATAGTTTGAGCATAGCTGCCTGTGCTGGGTGGTCATCATCCATGGCAATCTGAATTGCTTTGTGGACAACATTAGAACCTGCGCTGTTTATCAGGAGGTCTTTGAGTTCTTTGATGCGCTGAACTTCAGTCTTAGGTAGGAGAGCCGCAGGTCTATCAGCATAGGTAGCCATAGTGAACTTCTTGTTCACAGCCCCCTTAGGGCGACCTTTTTTCTTTAGGTTGTTTGGCAAGGCATCCAAAACATTCAAAGGTTTTTCCATTCTTCAAATGATAGCTTTAGAGCATTTGGATCGCCAGCAGCTTTTTCATGTTCATACTGAGCGCGACTATTAATTTGTCTTACCTTTTCAGCATTTTCTTCTTTAGACTTCTTTAAGTCGCTCATCACAGCAGCTTGCAAACCAACGCCGCCCAATACAGAACCAGCCATTAGTGCAGTATCAGAACCAATGCGAAATCCACCACCGCCAGCACCACCCTCAATAGGCGTTAACTCATCTGCTCGTTTTGGGATACCTTTAGGCATATCAATCTCCTTGTGGGTAAAACAGTAAAAGTTTTGCACACTATACATTGTTTGACAAGTGGGGTAAACCCTAGTACATTCTTGACGGGGCCATAACCCAGCCCTCCATGCGGTTGAGCCGACCAAGTGGGATAAACATGGCAAATCAGGCGAGTTTCTAGTAGGACCTCCTCAACGCTGAGACAGCGCCAGGGACTATCTGAACGGGGCAAAGTAGCTTGTACAAGGTTGTCTGACAAACAACAGTTGTCGCCTAGGAACGCAAGTTCACGCTATCAAGCGTATAAACAAGAGGCTCACTTCTTTAAGAAGTACCACCCCCTACGGGTAATGGCTATCGTCTGTACTTCTTAATGTCTGTAGCACCTACTCCCTTCCCTTCGCAAATCCAGACCTTGCTTGTTGGCAAAAGCTAGTTTTCCTTTTCGTGTGCAGGGGAAGCACCACAAAATCTCTCACACCACACACACCCCCTCCCCCCCATGTTGTTGCGCCACTACAACACAGGGTAAACCCTAATAAGGTAAGTACCTAGGTAGAAACCCTGAGAGGGTAAACCCTATGAGGGAAAACCCTGGATTAATTAACCGACCGGTCGGTTGGGTTATGCATAAATTGCATAAGCACCATTTCAGTCATACCTACAGTACACACAATTGCACACAGGATTGTATACACTCTATCATTCGATATACTGTTATCCGTATACTTTGTGATTCATAGGGAAAGTACCTATGTAAATAATGGGGGAACCTAGGGTTTATCCCTATATCAAACCATTGATCGGTGCGTTATATTTACATCACTAGAGCAGGCAAGCACTAGTGATCCAATAAGGGTTTGTCCTAATTGCACAGGGGCATTTTTGCCCCTACCATTCAACAATCATTCACTCAATAGGCTTTCAAATGAAACAATACCTCACTTTCCCCAATGAACAAGCTGCCCGCGACTATCGGCACGAACATGGCACTGGTGGCTGGATTTTTGTGCCTGAAAACGACAAACCCACTTTTTACCCTTACCATGATGTAATCATCTTTCCCCCTGAATTCACCCCTAGTGCTATCTTCAATCACCCTTTCACCAAGGGACGCACTGGTAAATTGATAGGAGCACAATGATGGACTATCAAGACAAAATCGTCGTTATCGGTTCGGCCTTGGCCTTCTTGGCCTTGGCTTTCATCATGTGGTCAACCTAAAACCTAGACTGCAAACCCTTGTCATAGGGGTTTGTGGCCTGGGCTTTTCCAGGGTTTCAATTCAAGAGGCGTCAATATGAAATTCTCAATTCTCAAAAAAGAACTCAAGGCCATTTCCCGTTTTGCAGCCACCAAAGATATTCGGTATTACTTGCAAGGCGTTCACATTGTGCAAAACAATAGAGGCACTTATATAGAGGCAACTAATGGGCACATGCTGGGGCGTTTGCTGGTGCTTGATACCCCAATGGCTGAGGCAAGCACAATTCTGCCATTGGAGGCCGTGAAAACCCTTTGCGGAACTGCAAAGAGTGGGGATGAATGGTTGCACTTTGAAGTAGATGGCGTGAAAATCAGCGTTATTTCAGGGAATAACACCTACACTTTCCAGGCGGTTGAAGGCGCTTTTCCAGATTGTGATCGTGTGGTGCCTTTAGTTATCAAAGATGAAGATATTGCACCATCAGGATATAACCCTGAATATCTAATGGCGTTTCATCAGGCTGCCTGCGACATTAAAAACTCTCGCAAAGGCGCAAACCCCACTGTATCACTGGTGCAGCGTGGTGGCATGTCCGGCATTGTCAATATCGGCATTGATAACTTTATTGGGATTATTATGCCTTTGCGTGATGGTGTAGGGGCATCAGTACCGGCATGGTGCTATAAATCAAAACAAGCCCAACAAAGCGAGGCAACAATCTAAAACCTAGACTGAAGGGCATTTTGTGCCCTTTGGCCTGGGCTTTGCCTGGGGTTCTTCAACTTTGAAAGGCTTTAATATGAACCGCATCACTGAAAAACAATTGCAAGCAGTTGTTGATCGCTTGAACCGCATCACCAATTCACCAGAAAAACCATATATTGATGGCAAAGCACAAATAGGAAATTACCATTTAAGCCACGCATACGGTGGGGTTTGTTTGCATCGCATGCACAATGAGGGCGGTGGCGTATCTTCGCCCTTGTCTACTGGGCATATTACAAAACGCGAATTATTGAATCTAATGCATGCCTACATCAGCGGATTAAATGAGGTGGCAGCATGACACAATCCCAAGCCCTCACCCATGCCCTTGTTTTAGCCATCATTGCCCCTGATGATGATAAAGCAGCCCAAGCATCAACCCTTGCAGAACAAATAGCCCAAGGGCTAACCAAAACCCAAGTAAATCGATGCAAAGCGCAAGCATTAAAGATACTAGGGGAAAACCCTTGATTTATGCCACCCTTGCACTAATCCTACGAATACTAATTCGCAAAAAATGAAAGGCCGAAAATGAACAACGACAAATGTCAGGAATGTTTAAACAAAGAAATATCACGCTTAAAATTACGAAATGCTTTACGCATAAAATATGGAAAAAGAAATTATCGAATTGATCGAAATGATTTAGTGCATATTTATGGGGCCATGCCAAATTCTCAAAATGTTGGATGGTGGCTAATGGGCGACATCATCCAAGCAGAATTGTGGTTAGGTTTCCATAATTAAAAGTCAGTAACCACTAACTAATACCCGCCAAGTGCGGGTTTTTTCTTGCCCTTTTTAAGCCCCTGCAAGCCCCTTGACCCTTTCCCTATGTACCATCAGAAAAACAAGCCCTTCTAGGCCCCTTTTAAGCCCTTCTAAAGGCATCTTTTGGGTCAATCATCATCATGCCCTGGCAGTGTTGTCACCAAGCCCACAAAGTTTAGGTTCATGTCAGGGTCTAAACCGCAATTGAAAAAGTGCGCCGCCCACTCAATCGCCACCTTTGCGCCTTGGTTTAAGTTTCCATTTCCCAAGGTTTCCAGAATTAATCTTTGTTCAGCACTTAAATCAATGCTTGTATATCTTGGCCCTGGTTTAATTGGTTGCGCCATTAATTTGGTCTTTCCAATAAAGTGCAATTAATAATGCTTCGGCCCTGTTTCCATCTTTCTTTCTGGTTAGCTTGGCTTCAGGCCAAAATGATCGAGCTAAATCTAGGCTTTCGTTTTTATCGCTTGTCAAATGAAAATACTTTTTCCATTTTTGTGGTGTGACAAGGTGAAATGGATAATTGGTTAACTCTGCCACGGCTGAGATAACGCCTACTGCCCTGCCAAACTGAAAACTACTGCTTACCCCTTGCCCTGGCATACTATGCACCGATTCCATGCATATTTCCGCACCTTCCCTTGGGTCAATGCAGCGCAATATCATGTTTTTAAACACAATCGGCAATATATTCTTGTCTTTATGCTCGATCATGAAAGAGTCCAAATAATCACCTCTTGCATCCAATGCGCCAACTGCACCAGATATGCTGCCAGGGTCAAGCCCAAGGTAAATAGTCATTAACAAGCCCTCATCTTAAGTTTTTCTTGTCCTTTTGCTGGCAATAATTCTTCTGCAAATACATTACGACCATCAACCACATAACTTACCCGACCATATTTGTTTATTGTCACTTTTTCAACTATGCCAATAAATGGAGTATGGTTTGTTTTAAAAGGATAAACAGGAATTTTCTGTCCGACCTTTGCATACACTTTGTGCCAATCAATGTCATGTCTCATGTTTAATCGTATTGGTTTTCACATTCACAAACAAACTCATAACATCGAATGCAATAACCAGCATCTAGCATTTGCATTCTTACTTCGTGTTTATGTGAGCAATAGTCTGCCCATTGTTTATCTGTAATATTGTCTGAAGGCAAATCATAGTCAAGCAATCTTGCCATCGCCTCAAACAGTTCATCATTCTGTTTAAACACCCTGGCAGCTCTTTCAATCAGCTTTTTGTTGCCTTCCAACAAATCATCTATGCGCTTTTGTTGCTCGTCAATTACCCTGGTTAATGCTTCGCTCATGTTTTGTATCCTTCATTGCATTGATTAAATCTGTTGTTATTCCAAGCCATAAGTGAGTCGGGCATGACTCCAGTTCCTTCGCCCTGTGCCATGCTTGACCCTTCCATCCTGGGGTTTGTGCCATCAAAACAAGATGCGCTAATGTCTCCGCATACAACGAGGGCATGATTGACAAGGTACTGTGCAACGGCAATCCCTTGTTTTCGTTTGTTGAGCAAGTGGTGTGCTTCATCTTTGTTCATTTTTGATTCCTGTCATCTTTTCTTTGAAACCTTGTAAAAAATCACCACTGTTCTTCAGTTTCATAAGCCCCATGCCCTCTTCAATCTCTTTTTCATACCTTTCGGTAATGTAGTCGGCATACTCTCTCTCAAGTTTGAATGTTCTCATGGCTGCATCAAACTGCTCTTCAGTCATGGGAACTCTGCCAATTTCAGCGGCTGCACGAACGATTGCCAGACGAGTGGCTTCATTCTTGTCAATTCCTGCACTCACGAAAGCCGAAAATATATTTTCTCGCTGGGCAGGCGGTTTTACTGGTTTCCCAGCCTGTTGCCTTGACCAATCCACAATGCCTGACCGCACGAAAGAGCCATGCACATCTTCTTCAAACTGCACTTCAACATAACCAAAAGTAATGTTGATTTTCATATTCAACTTCACCGCTAGTTGCAGTGCATCGCCATCATTTGCAAGAGGATTCCAAGGCTTTGCATCCAAGATGTTGAATGCTGGTGGCATACCAGAACAGTCACGCCAAACATTATTTTGGTCTTTTACTGCGTTAATTGATGCCGCTTTTGCAGCAAGTTCTATCAGGTCAGCATCAGTCATTCATTGCCGCCTTAATTGAGCCAAACGCTCTTTAATGTGATCGGGCATAGGTGCTGCCTTGGCTATGTCTGCCTTGATCTTGGCTAGGGCAGGGTCTACGGCTGGTTTTAAGGCCATTTCAGGCACTTCTGCGCCATCCCAGCGTTGTTGGTTCAGATACACCAATGGAGCAGGAATAAACGCCCCATTTGCCTTGAGCCACTGCTCTGTGGTCTTCATCCAGGCGAGGTGCTTCATGATCTGGTCTGCTTGGGTATCGCAATAGGACTTGTCCCAAACCTTCTTACAGGCCGATTTAGCCCCTTTTCTGGGACTGCTAGGCCATGCCTTCCAAAAGTCTTCAAACATCTTGTCTCCTGCTTAGAATTTTGCTCCAAATCAACCCGCCGACAATCTTGGCAGCAAATTGCAAAGCAACAATATGCAATAACAAGCCGCCAAAAGCAATTGTGGGAAACACCAATGAATCAACAGCAGCACCAGCAACATTTGACCCATTCGAGCGAATCATCCAAGGTTTATCACGCAAGAAATGGTAGGCGATTGTGTCAGCAGTCATAGCAAGTCCAAATGCCAGAAATGATGCCAAAGCAATCGGCCCTGCCGCTGGATTCCACAAGTAAGAAACCACGCTTGCTGTTGCTATTAAGCCACCCATTTTCAACACCAGTTTGTCGTTTTTCCATTGCTCATGGAGTTTGTCTCTCAATGACAAGTCCAATCCAATCAAAATAAAGGCATTTATGGGGCTAAACCAAGGGCCAAACCAAGCTACCAATAGGTTAGCAGTGACTAGGGCGGCTATGTAAATTGCTGGATAAATCAAATCAAAATCTCCTGTAAAGGTTTTTGTTCCCAGAGGGCTGGTGGGTTGGTGGAATCTATGCGTTTTGCCATGCAACCCGCACAAACCTGTTTTTCAGCATGGTGCAACGCCACATTGGTGGAATCTGCACTAGCCAAGGGCCAAGGGCCAGAAGACAGTCCCAGCATCCTTAACCCATGCACCCAAGGCAATTGCCGTCCAAAGGTGTTTGTCATGGCATTAAAGGCTTCGTCCATCTTGCCGCACCACTTAGTAGTGCCGATTTGCCAGAATTCACCAGCCGATCCAAAGCATACCCGTCCCCAGGTGTCGCAGAGTTCAAGCAGGTATGAAATTGGCAAACCCAAGTGCCAGACAGGGATGCCAAACTCTTTGCGAAAAGGCCAAGTTTTGACCATTTCCTTCTGTTGTTCAACAGTCCCATCAATAACATCAGGCACTACAGCCCAGTGTGGATGCACCAGTAAAGGCTCAACCCATTCATAGAATCCATTGATGTCAAATGTCAAACCACGGGTTTTTGCACTAAACGCCCCGTTGTCCAGCATCAAAGACTGCCCCAAACGCAAACATCTCTGTAAGTCATCAGGTCTGGCATAGGACACACAAAAATGCTTGCCACCCATTGTTTCTATGGCTTTGATGGGTGATATTGGAGTTCCATGATAGTGAATCATTTGTTGCCAAACATGATGTGTTCTTTGAAGTCTTCGTAGAGATCGCCTCTCTCCATGATTCGGATAAGCATTTCTCCATTACCGACTACCCTGTGCTCCATGATGTATTCAGCATACTGTTGGTCGAGTTCGTAGGTGTTCATTTTGGCCTCGAATTCTTCTTCAGACATAGTTTCTCCAAGGGTGGATAGACCGACTATCCTTCCCTCTCCAGACTTATCAGTGTTCATCTATTGACTCCTATTAACATTGAAAAACTAAAAAAGCCCCAAGTGCGCTTGACGGGTTGATTCGCTTATACACATGGCCTTGTTCCACCGATGTACCATGTGCTTCAACAGTCGCTCAACCAACGCTGTTCGCCTTTTGCCCTTGGGTGTGTAGGGTGCGGTGTTTTCTTCCAGGCCGTCCATGCAAACGCTCTGCTATCGTGTGGAGTACGATCAAGAACGCAAAAGGCCACTTACTACTGCGTTCCAGTGCTGACCCACTGTCCCTTACGGGTGAACGCATGAGTAAATGGCCTCATGTTTCGTCTATGCGGGTCAGCGCTTTTGACGAACGAAATGTACACCATAGAAAAACCCGCTGTCAAGTAGGTGTTTTCCCTTAAAAGCAGTTTGTAGAACAGTTGTTACCAAAACAGCAAGTTGTACAAGTGACGATTCGCCCACCAGACATGATGGTGTGAGTCGTACACGATGCCCAAACCATAGTTACTGACAGACACAACCAAACCCCAATAATTGCCTTTTTCATGCTTGCGCTCCTTTGTGATAAATCAAATTGTCGCCAAAGCGACTCGGATACTTCAGAAAATCATAACAACCCTGCCGAAACACATTCCTACGCAGTTCTTTGCCATCATATTTCTCTTTGACAGACCCATTCTCAATTCTCATCGCAGCACCAGAGATGGCCCGATTCATCTCCATGCGCCCGTACTCAGTTAAGTGCCACTTTTCTTGAAAGTTGATGACATAGCCAAATCTCTCTAGTTCTGGCAGGTACTTGGCATAGTGATACGACACGGCATTGTTGTCTGTTGCACTGTGAGTCATGTCTAGCATTGACCTGGGGCCATTAGACAGCCGCTTCAAGATGATTCTGTGTGTTTGGTTTAAACGCATTTGCTAGTCCTTAAAACCTTCAGTATGATGGGTTTTATAGTTTTTTGCACTAGGGAAAACACCTATTCCACGCATCTTTTTTCTGTGCGACAGTCCCATCACTGCTAATTCGCAGTGGTCAACAGGAGTTACAAATGCCAACTGATGAGGAACAATTTAAGTACGAGTGTTGGGCAATAGTCCAAGAACTTGATCCAGAGGACATTGCTGATGCCATCCAAGACAGCGTTGCCCTGGTAGAAGCCATCAAAGCAAACCATGCTGAAGATGTTGCATCAATCGTGATGAACAGAGTAGAACTCAAGGTTCGGCGTAGGGCTGAACTGCGAGTGTTTGATGTTGTCAAAACCCAATGGATTGATGACATTGAAGAACTCCAGCACTATCGCAATCTCCGCATTGAACGAGTCCAAAAAGCCCTTGATGAGCGCAAGATCATGGAAGCTAAAATGGATGCCCCTTTTCGACAAATGTTTGATGAGTGAGGACAACATGAAAATGAAATCACGCTTGCAAGACATTATTGGAGACACACAAGATGAAACTTTTGACGATTGCGATCAGACGAGTCCTATCCTATTTCGAGATTGTGACTTCGCAACCCAAGTTGCCTATCTTGCACAAAGAGAAAACACCAGCAAGGATGACCCTTCCAACAATCTTAATCACAGACCCTAAATTCGTCTACCAGAGTGCAGCTTGCACAGACATTTCACAAACATTTGAAAAGGCTAAAAATGAGCGACTTCAACGACTACAGCACAATGCTGATGTCAATCGAAAACAAGACCAAGGAACTGAGCAACAAGTGCCTGTCAAGAAACTACGCCGGGTTCACGGCTGACATTCAAACAATTCAAAGCCAACTGACTTTGCTGACAATGTGGATCACACAAGCCCAATGTGAACAAGTTAGGGAAAACACCTATAGAATTCTCAACAAAGTCTGACACAATTAAATCTAATTTTTTAACAGGAGTCACTAGTGAAGAAAAATACCATAGATGATTATTTGAAGCCTGGAGCAATAGTTCCAGTTTCTAATGATTCAGTTCGATTATTAATCAACCACATAAAAGAACTGAGAGAAAAAGAAAAAAAGAAAATTGATATTTCATTTAAAACGCATATTGAATGGGATTTCAAGTGGATGTGGGTTGAAAATACATCAACAAAACCACCAAATCTGGAGTTAATTTTTGATTCAAATACAGGAAAATTGAAATCAGCAAACATTTTGAAAGGAGTTACGAATGAATGTATATCAAAAACTGAATGAGGCCCGTGAGCAATTTCACAAGGCCAAACTCAAGAAATCAGGTCACAACAAGTTTGCAAATTACTACTATTTTGAACTTGGTGACTTTGTAATCCCAGCACTAGAAATCTTCAAGAACCACGGGCTTACTTCCATCATCAGCTTTGGCAAAGAAGAAGCCAGCATGACGATTGTGAACAACGATAAGCCAGAAGAAAAGATCGTTCTGACAAGCCCAATGTCTTCAGCGGCCCTAAAGGGTTGCCATGAAGTGCAGAACCTAGGCGCTGTTCAAACCTATCTGCGCCGTTATCTCTGGGTGGCTGCGCTTGAGATTGTTGAGCATGATGCCTTGGATGGCACTGTTGGCTCAGACAAGAAGACTATCAAGCCCACTGATGGCGTGATTGTCTCCAAGGACAGGCAGAACATCATTGCAGATGTTGCCATCGCCATTGCCGACAGAATCAATGCAGATGACATGATCGGGGCTTATGAGGAATACCTGGGAATCACCGACCAGGAGGAAAAGGTGGCGCTATGGGCATTGCTTCCAAGTAATGTTCGCAGCGCATTGAAAAAACATGGTGAATCATTGAAAGGCTTGAAAGGCTAATATGGAAAAGAAAGACAACTCTGGCGTTTTGTTTAAGAACGACAAAAAGGAATCAGCTAACCAGCCTGATTACAAGGGAAACATCACTGTGGGTGGTCAAGAGTATTGGCTCTCAGCATGGATCAAAGAGGGCAAGAGTGGCAAGTTCATGGGCTTGGCAGTCAATCCCAAGGATGCCCAGCCTCCAGCGGCTAACCCTCGCAAGGCATCTTTTGCTGAAGACGATATTCCTTTCTGATAAACCTCACGGGGCTACGGCCCCAATTTAATAGGAGTTGACATGACAAAATTAGACAAAATTTGGTTTGGTGGTGCAGTCGAAAAGTTCTTTGGAACTGCGCCGTTTAAACTGTCTCGCAAAGAAGACCCTGCCACTTCCCACCAAGCAGCACAGGTAATCGACACCACAAAGATGGAGTCACTGGTCTTTGAAACCATTGCAGCCTACGGGCCAGATGGTTGCATCTCAGATGATGTACTTGCCAAGCTGCCATTCCTGCCCTATTCCAGCGTCACAGCCCGATACAAGGCGCTGATTGACAAAGGCTTCATTGAGGTCATTGGAACCCGCAAAGGCGTTTCTGGGCGACTTCAAAGGGTCATGCGAAAAGTAGGGTAAACACCTATTTCAATCTCTGTCATACAAGGCAGAATTGACGCATGAACCAACAACAAACAACTCGTTTAAATGCTTTCTGGCAGGATGTAGAGGCTCACAAGGCTCTCAATCCATCCTCGCCAGAGAGTGCCCTTGTAATACTTAAATCCATTGCCCTGGATGCGCTTTTATGCGCCCAGGATATTGAACAGATAGGAGTGAATGATGACACAAGAAGCATTTAAGACATGGTGGTACAACGAAGCCAGCCAACGTCCATACACGCACCATGATTGTGAAGAACACACCATGCGTATGTGTGAGATTGCATGGGCAAATGGTGCTAACAAAGAGCGTGAGGCGTGTGCAAAGCTGTGTGACGAGCTATCTGATAAACATACATGGGAAGGGTGCTATGCAGATGAATGTGCTCAAGCCATCAGAGCAAGGGGAAACACATGACAACAATTGAATTTGTGCCTTTTGAGTGGGATAACGCTGACTTCAATCCAGAGATAGATCGCATTGAGTGTGATTACCAATGGCATGAGGGTGATGACTCTGTTGGCTTAATCTCATACTGTGAAAAAACAGTTAAGTGGATGCGTTTTAACTTGCAAATCAAGGACATAACAGACGAGTTGTCCTATGCTGATTTGGCATACCTCAAGCATGAAATCAAGCGTAATGACCAGGAGATTGCAGATGAAAGAACCTGAAGATGAGGCTTTTGAAGAACTTGCCAAGCGTCAAGGTGATTGGGGCTTACAGGGTTCACGCAAGCACCAGATCATTCGATACGCTGAGAACAATGCCAGAAACGAAGTGATTGAAGAAGTCGCCCAACACATTGAGAAATGCACTCTAGCGTTTGGCAAAGACACCATTCAATCGTTTACTGTTTATATCAGAGGAATGAAGAAATGACAAAAGAACAAGCCCTACAAATCATCAAGCTGTTGTCAGCGGTTGAATCATGGTCATTTTCAAACGAGCGCCGAATGCCCGACTACTTGTATGAACGAATTGATGAAGCTATGACCTTGTTGGAACAAGAGGTGCTGAAATGACACCACAACAATTGCAGGCCATGAAGCTGGCACTTGAGGCGTTGGAGGCAGATGAATTAGACATGGTTGATGATGGCAGTGGCAATATGGTTTTCCGTAAAGAACAAGCCATCACCGCCCTTGAAGAAGCATTGGCACAGCCAGAGCAGGAGCCTGTGGCATGGGCAGACTTAAATGCGTTGTCTGAGCAAATTAACTCAGTTAATTGCGGAACGGTCTATCGACTTCCATCCGAAGAAGAAAATCGTCAACCCCTCTACTCAAAGGAACAACTATGAACAGACTAGAAGCGTTACAAGTTGCCATTGATTCACTTAAATACAACCAAGAAACAGGGGAGCTTGTGTGGGTCAAAGGTAGAAGCGACAGAGTTGGCAAGGTTGCTGGCAATGTGGACTCTAGGGGTTACAGAAAAATTATGGTTAAAGGCCATAATTTCAGAGCGCACCGCATTTGCTGGGTAATTGCTTATGGTTCAGAGCCAGCCAATGAAATAGACCACATAAATGGGCTGAAAGATGACAACCGATTGCGCAATTTAAGAGAGGCAACACGCTCTCAAAATTGCATGAACATGAAAGTGCGTTCTGATAACAAAAGCGGATTTAAGGGCGTTTATTGGCGTGAACACGCAAAAAGATTTACTGCAAGCATCTGGAAAGATGGAAAGCGTAAAACACTTGGATATTTTGATACAGCAGAACAGGCACATAAGTCTTATATACAGGCATCAATCAATATTCATGGTGAGTTTGCAAATACAGGAGTTGGAAATGGCACTCGGTGATTACATTCTTTGTTGCAAGTGTGAAGTGAAACTTATCTATGACGGCGACAGAGTCCAGCGTGAATGGTGGGAGGAGCGTTTTGGTAAAAATCCAGAGATTGAATGCCCTGATTGCAAACCACAGCGCAAGCCGCTGACGGATGAGGAGATTATTTTGATTGTGGCTGAGTGCGCGTCTTCTCATCAGCACACGGACATTCACTTTGCCCGAGCCATTGAAGCCGCACACAACATAAAGCAGAAAACATGAAAGCACGACAAGTATTCCACGCACTGATGTCATCAAAGGGCTATACCGAGTCTGATTTAGCAATGGATGGCGACAAGTACGCCAACCCAGCCATGCAGGGCCGCTGGAATTATTTTTTGGCAGGTTGGGAAATGCGGGGTGTGATGTGATCGAGACGATCTTTACTATCTTTGCCATAGGCTTTCTAGGCATTGCACTTGCCATTGGAGGCGTTTGCCTGATAGTTTGGATGGCCTTGAATGAAGACTAAGGGTGGTGCAAGACCTGGGAGTGGCAGGAAACCCACTCCAATCAGTGAATCCAGAGCATTGACGCTATGGAAAGATGGTGTTAGCAAGAAAGAGATTGCCAAAAGGTTTGGCGTTGATTATGCGGTCATCTTATATTTCTTTAGGAAAAACAAGATGACTAGTCGCAAGAAATCTAGGATTTAAACAATGCCGCTTCATCTTTGCGTCTGTTTTCCAAGCCTTTAAGAACCTTGCCACCAGCCTTGCAATACTGCAACAAAGACTCTATTGCTGCATCTTTATCGCCACGAATAATCTTTTGACGGAAGGTTGATCGCTGTAGCGTTCCCAGACCAACATTGAAGCTAAAGCTGACGCAAGCATCAAATTCACCTTGGGTAAGGACAATGGGAAGAAGCTGAACAACCCCACGCTCAAAGCGTTGTAAATCGGCTCTAAGAATTCCATCTACTTCTTCCTTTGTCCATACACGATTATCTTCAGGGCGTAAAAGAAACTCATCACGATTTTCGATCTTGAGTTTTCCTTGTTCTGGGTACAAAACATGGCCTACACCCACAGTCCAGAGTTTTGCTGGGCAACGATATGGTTTGAACCGCACCCCTTCATGGTGCTTAATCATCTCCACAGCTTGGGCACTGATGTTCATTTCTTGAACGCCTGACCACCAAACCAGAAGCTGACAATACAAGCCCAAATGATCTGGGTTTCGTCATCCCACAGTTGGTTGAGTGCAACATCAAATGCCACATCTGTGTGCCAAGCGTAGTAAAAGCCAAAGACCTCCACAAACATGAACATCACAAACATCCCGTAGGTGATGACGCTACGGGTTGCGGCTCGCATATTGATGACCCAAGTGCTGGCACCCTCACCAAGGGCTATATCGTGGGCATACAGGGCTTGACGCTCTTGCATAGCAGTCTGGGCATTGGTGACCTCTGCTTGGATTTGAATCTGCTCAGTCTGTATATGCTCAATGCGCTCTTGGGCTTCCAGTCCAGCTTTTTTAAGGGTCAATTCCCTCTCAGTTTGCATGGCAGCAAGAGCCAACTCATGCTTCTTGTCAGCCCTGTCTTGAAAGAACTCAAGGATTTTTGGGAGGCCGCCCATCAGGAAGCTGACCAGGGATGAGAACAGAGTTATCATTTTTTAACCTTTCAAGTTGTTTGCGTTCATGCTCAAGTTGTTGGCGTAGCCGTTCCATGCGCTCAATCTGCATTTTGCTCTCGCGTTGAACCGCCAAGGTGTCGTAGTAGATGCTACCAAGCAATGGCAACAACAATACAAAAACCAATACCATGCAACAAAGAGCAACTAAAAACCCCATCTTACTTTTCGATCCATTATCAGAAGGCTGAAGAACAGGATCAGGTACAGCACGAACACTAGACAAGCTACCCCGTAAATTGCCTTGTCCTGTATTGCGCTTATTACCCTTCTGCGTTGCCATTCAGCCTCTCGTTGTTTCTGCTCTTGTGCCAATCTTGCTTCTTCTTGTTCTTGAATGATCTGCACTCTCATTGCATTGACTCTGGTATACAAGTTCCCCAACTCTGGTGGGCTTTGATACACCATAATCTCACGAATCTCTTTGGCTAACTTCTCAAACTGCGTCTTTGCCAATTCACGATGAAGTGCCGACTCCATGATGTTTTGATTTGGGTCATAAACAGTCTTAGACTTTTCTTCTTCTTCACGAATGTGGTCTGCAAGCTGTTGCTGAACCTTGAAGAACTGCGACAGATTAGCCGCCAAGTCAGCCACAACCTTGCCCTCATCCCAAACTTCAGCTTCAGCTTTCTTAGGCTTGGCCTGGGCGACAGGTGCGGCAGCTTGAGGCTTTTTCTTCTTGAAGAACCCAAAGAAACCACCCACTTCTTCAGCAATAGCCGTGACTTCCTTGGCAGTCTTTTGAACTGCTGAAACAGTCCCTTTGACCTCTTTATAGAGTTCACAGCCTTTGCGAATGGCTGCAACACAACCATTTGCCATCGCCAGGAGGGTGAGAGGATCAATTTTGCGCCCCCTTTTATCTTTCAGCCATCCCGCGCAACTCAATGTATGGAGATTGCCGTTGTTCTGGTTGTTCTTCTTGTTGCATTCCTTGAACAGCACCTCTTGCCGCACCAGTTTTCAGGTCATTTACAGCATCTGCAACCCATTGAATGCCATACTTTCTGCCAACATCAATAGCATCTTGTATTTTTTGTTGGTCAAAGCCAGAAACCTTTGGTTGAACAGCTTGGAAAACCTTTACTGCATCAGATGGGTTGAGCAACAATGCTTTGAGCTTTTCCTCTGTTGCGGCAGATGCTTTGTTTGCCCAAAACTTACTGAACAATGAAGTCATTGCGTAGGTTGCGCCAGATACAGGGTTATAAATACGAGAAATGATTTGCTCTGGAGGGATTCCTGTCAATTGCTCAATTGGAGTCTTTGGAACAGTCTCACCTCTGAACGGCACATTTGTAATGTCTTTAACCATGCGCTCAGAAACAGTTGCAAAATCCTGCACCTTTTGAGCATAAGTTGGCCCAAACACACGATTAAATACAGCGGCTTTGTTTCTGTCGCTCAAAAGAGCAACTGGGTCTGCCGATTGAACAATGTCGTCAAGCATGAATGAGCGCACAGCATTTACTGCATCTTTATTTTGCCCATAACCAGAGTTAGACATGAATTTATTGGTGAAATTTATATCACCATACATTTTGCTAACCAATTCTTGTGGGTTTTTAAAGCCTTCTTTGCTAACAATTTGCTCTCCAGCAACACGCTGAAAGTCTGCATTCAATCTATTACGCTGATTGATTAGATTTTGCACATTGTCTACAGATGCTCGCAATTCGTCATCAAGGCCAGGAATCATTGAAGTTCCACCTTGATTAGCCTTCAGCCACTTATTAGCCGCTTTAGGGTCAATTACATCGTTCTTCAGTGCGGCCTTGGTGAAACTATCAAGGAAAGCATCACGGGCAAGACGGGTTCCTTCTTGACCAGTTGCATCAATGAATTGGCTGACATTAGATTTATTGCCAATCAAAGCAGGAGTGATTTGCTCAACAAACTTCTTTCTATCAACAGACTTCAAAGTCTCAGCAGAG